ATTCTAAATTCATTTTTCAAAGCTGAGTAAATTCTTTTGTGAATCGCAGACATAGTTCTACTTCCTCTTTCAAGAAGAGCTACTGTAGTTCCAACCGCTGCTTGTTGATTTCCATCACCAACTTGTAAATCTGCAATTGATGCAAATCTTTGACCTGCATTAACTACGACTCCCATTAATGATAATAAAGTCTGTGATGGTTCTTTAAATGGTAACATCATAAACGAATCTCTTAAGTTTCCACCAGGTGCATCTACATCCCTAAACTCACCGGGTTGAATTGATTGTGCATCATCTCTAATTCTAATACCACGTTGCTTGAATCCAGCAGGTAAGTTAGATAAAGTCCCTGCATCTAATAATTGTCTAAGTGCACTTGTTGCAGTTCTTGATAATCCACCAATCATATGAATTAAACCAAAACCATAAAAGCCAAGTCCTGGTAAAAATTTAAAATGTACAAAATATTGTATTTTAGATTTTTTAAGATCACCTACTTCATAGTTTCTTTTGATAGATAAAATTTCTCGTGACCCTTCTTCTAAAGTTACAATGTAAGGTATTTTAATTCCTGAGGGCTCACCAGTCTCTGGATCAGAATCTTCAAATCCTTCAAGATCTAAATCCACATGACATTCTAATATTGTATATACATCTTCATCTTTAGTTTTAGATGTACCTTCTAGTTCTCTCTCTTTTTTTTCAATATCAGATTCAGAACTGTCTGGTTTAGATAAATCTATATCTCTATAAAAACCTGCTACTTGTTGTTTTCTTAAATCGTTTTCTGAAACTTTTATTCGATGAATAATTGCTTCCGCATCATCTAATGAGGTAGCTGTGTACGGAACAATTAAATCATCTGCTGGAACAAACTTTGATACTGCTCTTTGTTCCATATCATCATAGTAGACTTTTTTAAAAGCAGAACCTGCGAGTGGCAAATTAAATAACATTTGATCAAACTCTGGTTCATACTCTTTCATCTTCTCCATAATTTCGTAATTCATAAAATCTTTAACACGTGTTGCTTGTTGTGTTTTTTCTGGTGTAGATAAACCCATTACTTGAGTTCTAACTGGTCCATCTGCTGGTAATAATTCTTTATAAGCTAATGCTTGAAATTGTGTGACTGCTTCAGCAAGTACGGGATGAGTTGCACCACTTGCTCCTTGAAAAGGTTCTGTTCTGTTATTGTATTTAAAACCTAAAAGATCTAAACCTTGAATATAAGCTTGTTCCCAATCTTTTCTTGAAGAAGTATAATCCATATACTTACCATTTAAATCAGAACCTAATCTACCCAATACATCATCAGGTAAAAATTCTGCAAGGTTAGCATAATGCTCGTCACCACCTTCTGGTGATGCAGCTTGTGGATCTAAATCAATATCAACTGATCCATCTTCATTTTCTTGAATATCGACAGGTTCAAGAGATTGTTCATCAATCTCTATTTCTTCATTTACCTGTTCTTTAAGTTCATCAGGTCCTGGAACCTCAAATTCTTTTCGAACCTCGTTTGGAAGTGCTTTGTCTATGTCTGCCATTATATTTTTTCTCCGTATGTTCTACCTCTTTAACAGTATTATAAGAAATATTCAACCCCTGAGGCATGGGTCCGGATTCCGGAGGAATAGTCCTAGTTAGTCTTTTAATCATTCTCTAATTCTTTTGAAGCTTGTTTAACTGCTTCACCAAACTCATAACCATCATCCATAAGTTCCTCAACTCTTTTTCTCAAAGAGTTAGATCCTTCGCTATAGCCCATACGACCACCATTAGCCATTTGAGGAATTTCTATAACTTTATCTTCTTTAGGAAAATACGTATCTGCAAATTTATCTATATCCATACCAGTACCTTCTTTACCACCTAATTCAATATACTTACCGGTAACCATTGCATTATATTTAGTGTCACCCCCTTTTAAAAAATTAACTCTACCGCCAATAGAATACTTATTAAGTTCATCTTGATATTCTTTTATTTTCTTAGAAGCCATGACTCCGGCATCTCCAAACAATGGTCTAATAATTTTCATGTACTCAGCTTGAGATATTTCATTATTGTCTAATGCTTTTTTTGAAAACTCGCCTACTAAATTAACATATGTTTTAGGACTAAACATATTAGCTGCAGCTTTTGTATTAAGCATGTCTAATGTTTTAGAATAATTTTTAGGTTTTTTTGGTGGTACTAGGTCCATTACAGAACTCCTGCAATGCCGCCTTTAGCTCTTTTTAATTTATCGTCTTGTGCTTTTTTAATCATTTCTTTAATTCTTTGAATATCAGACATTTTTGAATCTCTTTTTTTCATATCCATTTCTAAAGCTCTCTCTTTTGCTTTTTGATTATCAATAAGTTTTTGCATATCCATTTCTTTTTTATTTAACAAACCTCTTTCTCTCTCTTTCATTAAATCAGAAAGTTTAAAAATATTTGCACCTTCACCTGTTGTTGTATCCATCTGCATTGATCTAGCTAATGAATTTAAATCATTTGAAGGTGGTTCAGTGATTTGTTTAGGTGAACCTTGATTATAATTTATTCTACCGCCCGATGCTAATTTAATAGAGGGTGCTTCTTCTTTTTCTTTTTTACTAAAATAATATCTTGAAAAATCTTCTATTGTTCCTTCATATCCGTTTTTAACGGCTTCTTGAAATTCTTCAAACATTGCACCTAGTTCTAATTCAAACTCTTCTTCAGGAGTCTCACTAGCCATTTGCATAGTATCTAAAGATTTAATACCACCCATATCATCGTAATCTTCAGGATCAGCTGGTAAATCTTCAGGTATATCACCTAGCTCAATATTTCTGAGCATGTCTTTTAATCTTAGATCGTTTTCGTCTATTGCCATAATATCTAATAATACACTTTTTGTGTCTGCTGTAAAGGTTCATCTTCATAATCTTCAGGGTGATCAATTAAACCACCTTGTCTGAATCTCATTACTGCTTGAGTCATAGAGTCAACTAAGTCATCATGATCTCCATAAGGAAATGCAGCGCATTCTTCTATAACTTCTTGTGCAAAATCCATATCTTTAGGAGCATATATTCTCCCAGACTCAAATAGAGGTGATACAGAATTAACACGAGTATGCTTATCATTACCCCGTGATGGTGTAAAGTTAATTACAGGGATTCCAGATTTTCTTAATTCATAAGTTAAAGGGAGCCCTGATGCCTTGCTCTCTACAATCACTGTTTCCGGATTCCAGTAGCCGTACTGATCTAATGCAATACGCCTTAGTTCTGGAAACTCGTACCGACCTTTTAAAGAATCCAGCAACAGGAGACAGGGACCACTATCTTCAGTTGGATGAAATACACCCCAGGTAGTAATGGCGCTGTAGTCGGCAGTTTCTTTTTTCATAAAAGCGGTATCGTAAGATTGAATAACGTGCTCTAATGGTGGTAAATCTTTTTCCCAATCTTGCCACCATTCTCTTTTAATTAATGCACCCTCATCTCCTGTTGGGTTCTGCATGTATTGTGCATTCCATTTTGATAAAGGTATAGATGCTTTAACTGATTCAAGATCTTCAAGACTCCAATATTCCGGCCACAGGGGTTTTCCGGTTGGAAGGATTGCAGGAAATTCTATAACCTCCCACTGATCAGCTTTAGTTTCTTTTTGTGCTTTAATTAATCTACCCGCTAAATCTTTTTCATTCCATCTAGTCATTACAATAATAATTGTTCCTCCAGGTTGAAGACGTTGACGTGGACCAGATGTATACCACTCATAAGTTCTTTCCAAAGCTTGAGCATTCATTGCATCTTGCTCAGTGTGTGGGTCATCAATAATTAATAGGTCAGCACCCCTTCCTGTAATTGCAGATCCAACACCAGCAGCATAGTATTCACCACCTTGTTCGGTTTCCCATTTACCGGCAGCTTGTGAATCAGGATTTAATCTAGTTTCAAAAACTTCTTTATACTCAGGTGTATCCATTAAAGCTTTTGCTTTACGACCAAACCTTACAGATAATTCAGTTGTGTTAGTTGATTGAATAATTTTTAATTTAGGATTACGACCTACCATCCAGGCGGGTAACAAATAAGATGCAAACTCAGACTTAGTATGTCTAGGTGCCATATTAATTATAACACGTTTAGTTTTACCTGTAGCAATGTCATTAAATTTTTGAGCAACTTGTTTATGGTGTGAGCCCTCAATAAAATCTGGCCATACGTGTTTAACAAAAGCCATGAAGTCATTTTTAATTTCAGATTCTTTTTTCTTATCTTTCCATTTAGCCATATAAATAGCTAATTGTCTTTTTACATCAGGTGGTAATTTCTCAAACTTTTTTAACTTATCTATATCCATAAATGCATTCCAAAAAATTTTCTAAAAAATTTTTTCATATGTGTTTTTAGAACCTAAAAGTAATTTCTAGCTATAAATATCTAAAAGCTTATATATTATCAAACTATTAGGATCCCTTTTTAAGTAGGGGTATAACTTAATAAGCAAGAAAGTTCAAATATATAAACAAGCTTGGTACCTCTATCAAAAATGCGAGCGAGCGAAGCGAGTGAGCCGGAGGCCGAAGGCCGACGTTACAGTTCCGGCGCCGCAGGCGCCTGCGACATTTTGTCGCATGCGACACTTTGCCGCATGTGACATATAACCACATTGGAGATGTGTTCTGTTATCTAAGCACAATCATTACAATATCTTTTATCGCTTGATGATCTGCTATCGCCTTTGATGTATTCGCCACAACATCTGCAGTGTGTGAATTCATCTTTTGGGTTTGAATTATCTTTTTTCATATTTCTCCTTTTTAGTTAATGTGGAATAATAACACATGGCGCCGTTAGGCGCCATTGTCAATATTGTCGCAGTTAGTCTAATAACACCATGTAAGCTTCTGCATTATTTTTTCTAAACCAATTAATATTTTCTCTGACTTTGTCCCAAAGTTTAGAACCACCCCAACCTAATTTTTTATCTTCTAAGGTTGCGCTATATTCATAATAAAATATAGCATCATGTTTAGTAGCTTCTTCTCTAGTTAGCATTACAGATTCGCCTGTAAATCTATTTGATCTTTTGTGTGTTTTTTGTTCTGTCATATTTCTCCTTTATTGTTAATAAAAGTATAATATCACATGGCGCCTTTAGGCGCCATTGTCAATATTGTCGCAGTTAAAATGGAATAGTGTCGTCGTCTGCATTAACTAATGCGTCCTCTTTTTCTGTTAACTCATTAATCTCATCTTGAATTTTATTCATCAATTCAACAAGGGCTAATCTTTTTGCTTGAATTATTAGTCTGTCTAATGTTTTGTCTGTAGTCATTTTTATTTCTCCTTTTTAGTTAATGACACATCTTACCACAATGGCTCGTTAAGAGCCATTGTCAATATTGTCGCAGGGTATTATTTTAGTTTGTATATATGGTTGACCTCTCCAATCTGTAGTCTGTTCCTTGACTACATCAATCGGAGTTTCAAGTGGCTCATTTCTTGGGTGTAAGTTTATAAACTCATTCCAATTAGCATAAGCAAAGTCATTCCAACAACCTTGACTACAAAAATGAGAATACATATTATTTACATTCCAACTAGTCTGTGCAACTTTTTTAGTTCTTAGAACCTTTGAACCTTTGACACCTCTTATTCTATCTTGTGTATGGTGGGTGTGACACTTTGGACCATGGCACCAATTAAACTCACTCATGATTTATCCCCCTCGGTCATTTGAAATCTAGCCAAAATTTTAGCATGGCTTTCCAAAGTTTTTTCAAGTGTTGTAATTCTATCTTCTAAGAATTTAATCTTGTTGCGTTGCATATTGATATCTTTATTTCTGTCTATTGTTTCAAAGTGTAGTTCATTCATCTCAGCCATTATTTGACCTCACTTAAAAAATAGTTAACTGCAGTTGTGTATCTATTTCTATATAAATCAAAAAATGTAATACATCTTTGTCCATTCTTAGAAATAAACTCTTTTGATTCTTTGTCGAACTTACCAACTCTAATATCAAACTTTTGATATTTTTTCATAAACCAACCTACTCGTATTATTTGATTGTCTTTCATTACTTTCTCCTATTGTTTGTTATGGTCGTATTATAACACAATGGCGAGGTTGTCGCCATTGTGCAGATTGTCGCAGTTTAATTTATAGCTTGTTGTTCAGCTAATAATTTTTTTGCGATTGCAATTTTTTCATCTCTAGTTTGCTCAACATCATCTGTTAAAAGGTCGGCTAGATTAGTCGGACTATAAATTGAAAGTGCCATTGAACTATGAGCGTCAAGGACAGTTTCATTTAGAGCAACTCCGAGTTTATCAGCTAACTCTTTTGCTTGATCAAAGTATCTGTAAGATT